TGTCGAGGAGGCGGTGCTCACGCGCGCCGCGCCGGGGTGGCCGGAATAGAGCCAGTACCCCTCGCGGCGGCCGAGGGCGTTGAACTCGATGCCATTCACCTGATAGCGGCCGATGCCGGCGACATTGCCGGTCAGCGGGCCGTGCTTGCTCAGGTCGATATAATCGGGCTCGAGCAGCTGCATCTGGAACGGCAGCGGCAGGCGGTCGCTCAGGCGGCGCCACCGCCTGCGCAGCACGGCGGCGCCGCTGACGACGATTGAGCGCGCGGCCTGGAGCTGCAGCCCATAGAGATCGTGCCGGCCGGCACTGTCGCAGTCGGTCGTGTCCAGATGGCTGCGCGCAAGATTGTTGAGCGTCTCGTCCAGTTTGCCGTTGCGCAGCACCTGGAAGGTGATGCCGGTGCCGACCATATGCTCGGCGATCTTGTCCACGCCGGCGCGCGCCCAAGGGTTGTTGCGCTCCAGGTCGCGGGCGATGCCCCGCAGGGCTGCCTGCACGGCCGGCGTCAGTTCGCCGTTCGCGTCCAGTCGCCCCCGTCGCCAGCCCGCCGACCGCCGGCCGAGCGTGGCGCCATCATATTGGGCGCGCGCCCGGCCTGGCGACGGTGGTCTCGGCCCTCCGGACGTCGTTGCGGCCATCGCCGGTTCGGAGGTGCTGTCCGTGAGACGGCGCAGCATGTCGCGAAAGCCCATGTTACAGGCAGGGCCTGTAATAGGGGGTGCGCTTGCGCTTCACGCCGCTGCCGCTTTCCGCCTGCATCTGCACGGCCGCCGCAATGACTTTCTCGGCCGCCAGCATATGGTCGAGCGATTGATATTCGGTGCGCGATCCATCCTCGAAAGTGACGGAGCGCACGCCGCTCGCAATCGCTGTCCTGATCTTCGCCAGATCGGCGCTGGTCCATGACATCGTTCAGCGGCTCCGTGTCGTGAAAGGATTGGGCCGGCGGCGCTTGCTCGCGCGCTCGGCCGTGGGTGCTCCGGCCGCCTTTGAGGGGGCATCATGCGCGACGACGGCGGATGTCGGTTGGGTGCGGCCTGGCTCGGCCACTGCTGGGGTCGGCGCGGCCGTGTGGCCCGCGATCTTCTGCCACTGCGCTGCTGACCAACGATCGACGCCGAGGCTGATCGCAACGGCGCGCGCATAGACGGCGTTGTCGAGTGCCTCGTTGCGGTCGCGGACCTTGTGCCATTCCCGGCGAAATCCGCCCGTGCGGCGTTTCACGATCCGCAGTTCCTCGGCGACGAGCTGCTTGATCCACTCATCGCCTGTGCCGTCGGGCAGGAAGACGTAGCCGTCCGGATAGTCCTCGCCGTCGACCGGCTTCTCGAGGCTGAGCTGACCATAGAGCTCGAGCTTCAGCATCGAGGTGCCGACGTTCCAGAGCCGGACCCCCTTCTTGATCTTCCGGCCGCGAACCGTCACGTCCTGCCAGGTTGGCGCCCCGATCGGCTGCGACATGCTCAGCACATCGCGACCTTTGACCGCCATCACGAAGCCCGGGTGCCGGCGCGCCCAGGTGTAGATCTCCATCGTGTTTTCGCCGTCGCCCGTGTCGACGGCAGCGCGGGAAAGGCGCATCGCGCGCCCGTCCTCGGAAATCCATTCCCGTGCCAGCTGGCTATCCAGCGCCAGCCAGGTCCTCTTGTCGGCGATCGGTCCGAAGATCTCGATGCGCTCGACGAAAGCGCGGCGCTTGCCCGGGCCAAACGCCCAGATGTCGACATCGAGGCGCCCGCCACCGCCGCGCTGCACGTCGGCAGAGGCGATGAGCAGGCCGGCCCATGCCGGCGGTGTTCCGAGCTGCATGCCCTTTTCCCGCCGGTCGTAAAGGCGCTGCCATTCCGGCGCCTCGCCCTTCTCCTCCCAGGCCTCCCCCAGCACCTGGTTCACCCAGGTCTTCAGCGAATTGGGGTCCTTGTGGACCTCCAGGAACTCGCGGGCGATGTGAAGCCAGGTGGCGGCAGGCAGCTGGCTGTAGGCTGTCCAGATATGGAAGGACCTGTGGCGCGGGCCGGCGGATGGATTGTGCGCAACCCACTCGCCGTTCTGGTCCATCCAGAGCTTGTGCGATTCATCGATCTCGCAACCGTTGACGCACTGGTACCAGGCGCGCTCCGGATTGTGCTTCGGCGACCACCGGATGCCGGTGCCGCTCCCGTCCCCGAAGACGAGCGGCTGCATGGTCCCGCAGTGGGGGCAGGGGACGTAGCGATACTCCTGCGTCCCCAGCGCGAACATCGTATCGATGCGGCTGAAGCCCTTGGTCTTGGGCGTCGACCCCGCTGCGCAGAAGCGGCGCGGCGATGAAAGATTGCGCTTGTAGGCCAGGCGCGCCGGGTCGCCTTCCTCGCGGGCCGACCACGGATAGCCGTCCGGCTCCTCGAGGATGACGTCGTCGGCGGTGACGCGCCGGAATTCCTTCGGGCTGTTCGCGCCCTTGATCTGGATCCATCCGCCGCGATAGCGCTTCGCGCGGATCTGGTTGTCGCGGTGGCGAGCCTTGAAGGTGGCCACCTTGCGGACCGCCGGCCACTGCAGAACCGGGTCGAGATCGTCGCGGCTGTATTTTTCCGCGTCATCGATCGTGGGCTGGTAGATCAGCGACCGCGCCGGATCGACCGAGATCCGATAGGCCAGGAAGCACTGGACGATGGTCGAGTAGCCGATACGGCTGCTCTTGCGCACGGACACCTGCTCGGTGTTCGGGTCCGTGAAGGCGTCCGCCATCCCGTTCTGGAACGGGTAGGGCCGGAAACGACTTCCGTCATCGAGGCGGCCTTCGATGGCCATCCACTGCGACAGCGGCACGCGGCGCTTCGGTTGGAACGAGGTCAGCCAGGTGCGGACTGCCTTGGCCAGCTCCGGGCCTCGGACGCGGATCGGCTCAGTCGCCGGCGTCGTCCGTCGGGTTCTCTCCATCGATGAGCCCGCCCGTCTGTTCCTCGACGCGGGCCATGCTCAACTCCTCAAGCGCGTCGTCGATCGCGGACTCGATCCGCTCGCGCAGCTTGGCGTCGCCTTTGGCTACCGCGGCGCCGACGAGGCTGAGCCGCGCGACCGCGGCAGTGATGACTGTCATCACGGCGGTCGTCATGTCGCGGATCGAGCCCAGCTCGCGCCGGCGCTCGGCATTGTCCATCGCCTTCGCGTCGGCCTGCTCGCGCGCCAGGCGCGCACGTTCCACGTCGAGGCGCGGCGCATCGCCGTCCTGGCCGCCGCTCTTGATCGAGATCCACGCCTCGAGATTTTCCGCCCAGCTTGCGCCGTCCGCTGGCATCTCGCCCTTGGCCCGCAGCTCACCGATCCAGCGGCTCGAGCATCCCAGCAGCGCCGCGAGCTGCGGCCGCGTCGGCTCGGCGAGGTCGATTTCCATCGCTTCCCTGTCCCAGAAGGCTATAGCCCGCAGAAATCGGCCAAATTCCGCCCTAGGGAGGAAGAACTAGGAAGCTCTCGCGCCTAGAAACAAAGTGCGCCTTTGCCGCCCGCACTTGGGGCTCGGCCGGAAGGACCCGCCGGGAGGGGGTGATCGTTGCTCATGGGCGCAATAATGTTACGCTACCTCGGCTCGGTCGGGCGACCCGGCTGTCGGTCGACCTAGCTGGCTGCCAGATCGATCGAGATTGCGGCCCAGCCCGCCTCACAGTGCGGGCGGTGATAGATGCGGATGTACCGCTTCGAGCCGATGATGGTGATGCTGTCCCGCAGCGCCTTCATCGCCCGCTGCCAGCGCTCATCCTTGATGTCGTGGCGCAGCAGGCCGAACAGGGCGTGGCGGTTGATCTGCCCCTTGGTGTCGACCGCGAAGGCGCGGTTCACGATGGCCTTCAGCTCGTCGCGACTGTCGGCCGACCACTCGGTCAGCAGCTCGTCGACGATGCTCTTGGCGACCTGCAGTTCGGGGCCGAAGTCGAGGATGTCGGGCACGCGCACCACGATCTTGAGCAGCCCGTCATAGCTGTAGAGGGTGAGGTTGCCCTTCTTGCCGCCTGGGCGGGCCTGATGCTCCGCCTCGAGCAGCGCGACGAAGTCATCCACCTGCTCGAGGCTGCTTCTGCGAAACTGCCCCACGGCCTCTGAGAGGGGGATGGCATCGCGGACGATCTTGCGAACCAGCTCGTCCTGAAGCTTGTCCGCGGCCTTCACCAGGCCTTCCGGCATCAGGCCGCCATCGGCGCTCACCATATAGGCCTTGCCGTTGATGACGGTGCGCCCGTCGCTGATCTCAGTCATGGCTGGTGGCTGCCTGTGGGTCGGCCGCTGCATTCAGCCGGCAGCGCTCGATCTCGCGGCGCACCTTGTCGAGCCATTTCCGGCTCACGGGGACAACGTCGGAGGGTGAGCCGGAGGCGCAGACGGCCTGCAATATCTTGAGGTCGATCATCAGCGCAGCTGCTCCCGGGGTGCCTGCAGGGCCGCCTTGCCGCGCACGGCCAGGATGAGCCGGTCGCTGATCGCCTTCACCCGCTCCTCGATGTCCTCCAGCGTGCGCACACGTCGGCGGGCATGATGGAGATCGTCCAGCAGCGCATCGATCTCGACGCTGGCGGTCTCGAGCTGGACGATGATCGCGCTGTGCGGCAACGGGCGTGCTCCGGTCGTCCGGAGGATGGCGCCCGTCGCCCGAAAGGGGGAACAGGCGACGGGCGCCGGACACAATTGTGGCGGGGTCGTTCTGGGCCCGATCGTGGCCGTCTGGCCAGTTCCGCTTTTGTTAGCCCCCTGCCTCTGCTGGGCCGGCGTCAGCCCTGGCGGCGTACCCTGTCGGTCCCCGCCGGAGCGGCGCGTCGGCCGAGCCAGGCCAGGATGTTCGTGCCAAGACGCTGCTGCGGGGCGCGGTGCCGGGAAGCACAGCGCCGGCAGAGCGGGAGGTTGCCGGGATGATGCAGGATCAGTTCCCTGTGGAGGAACAGGCCGCAATGGCTTCTCCGCAGGCCGTTATGGGCGATGAACAGCCAGTGCGCGTCCGCCTGCCCCTCCACTGCGGCCCATTGCGGCTCCCCCAGCTCCAGCAGCGGGCCGGTCCAGTGGCTGGTCACAGCACGGCCGCCTGCGCCCGCGTCAAGGCCGTGGCGTCGATGTCGTCCCGGGCCTGCTGATAGGCTGTGCGCCATCGCTCGAGCGCTTCGATCAGGCGGGTCCGTGCCGTCCGGGTCGAGACATGATGCCGGGACGCTGCGGCGGTGAGGCCGACATCATGTAGGGCGATGTCCAGTACCAGCGCCGCCAGCGGGCCGGTCTCGCGGCGCCAGGCGCTGTAGGCCGCCTCGATCCACACCCGGCCGAGCGCTTCGTGGAAGGCCTCCCCGTGGCGGGAGACGTCGATGCGGGTTTCGAGGCTGGCCGTCCGCAGGT